AGCACGCCTGCGGTGACGGCCGAGTAGAGGCCGAAGCCAACGATGTCCAGGCCTGCGGATCCCGATGCCGGGAAGCTGATGGTGGCGTTGTTCTGCTTGGTCGCCGGCGCGCTGCCGGTCGCTGCCGCCCACAGGCCGGTCGTGTTGATGCGGGCGTAGTTGGTGAAGGCAGCCTCGACGAAGCCACTGCCAGCATCGCTGCCCATCGTCGTGAACAGCGCGAGATAGGGATACGACGTGATGATCGCATCGAGCGCGGCCCGTGCCGAAGTGTCAGTGTAACCGACCATGGGACTGTCCTTTTCAGCGCGGATGCTCTGCCGCTGTGTCCTCGCCATTCGACCGCACCACCGCCGGCGCAGCAGTCGCCTCTGGTTGTGGCTGGCTCGGAACGAGCTGCCGTTGGATCGCGAGGTAGAGCGGCGCGACACGGTTGAAGCGCGCGCGCCCGAGGAGGTTGAGCACAGTCTGCCACTGCGCGGGCTCGAGACTCACTGTTTGCATCAGGCGCTTTCCTTTGCGGCGATCTGGGCTTCGAGGGCTGTCACGCGGGCTTGGAGGTCGGTCACGAGGTCCTGCAACGCTGTGATCTCGCTCGCGGCGGTCTGCCAGTTGCGGCGCTCATCCTCGGTTTTCGGGTTACCGTAGACCGGCACCTTCACGTCGATCTGCGAGGTCATCGTGCGGGTCCTCAGATCGCCATGTTGTCGAAGGAGAGCGAGTACTTCACGCTTTGGAAGCACTGCTCGACCAGCGTATCGGACAGCGCCGAGCCGGCGGTCGGTCCGGAGACGATCCCTGCGAACGCGATGTCGAGCGCGGCGTTGTCGAGAGCGGAAAACAGCCCCATGCCCATGCGCCACGGGGTCGGCGACAGGGTAGGCGCGATAGCGCTCAGCGTGTCGGCTGTCTTGTTGCCGTCGGTCTTGGCGAACTGCCGCACGCCGACTCCATTCTGGCAGCGCAGCGCGTAGAAGCCCCAGTTCTGCGCCGCGCCGGCGGTGAGCTGCATGACCGGCGGCGTGCCGGACTGCGGGCCGGTGACCGACGAGGCGATCTGGCTGCCGACGTTGTAGAGGTAGAACATCGCGCCCGACGACGGCCCCGATGCCTGGCAGTAGAACATCGAACTGAAATGCGCTGTTGCGACGGTGCGCGCGACCATCATCAGGGTGAAGTTGCTCTCCTGCGCGATGCCGGTCTCGACCGAGACCGTCTGCGTGCTGCTGCCCGGCATCTGTAGATACGTCGGCTGGAACACCTGTCCCGAGCCGGCCAGTGAGAGCGTCGCACCGCCCGGCGCCTGGTTGGGCGACTGCGCGAGCGACAGGCGCGGGAACCACCACACCTTCAGGCCCGGCATCTGGCTGATCAGCGGCGCGCGCACGCCGATGCGGTTGGCGGCGAAGTTACCCTGCGAGAACGAGAGAATGGTCGGCATCGCCGTTCCTTCCGGACAAGCGCCAACGCTCCGCGCGATGCGAAGTGACGGCAGACTCTGATTGCGAGAGGCGGCTAGAAGATCAGGCCGTCATCGAGCGCGAGCGCGTACTGCATCGACCGATAGACCGCGCCGATCTGATCGGCCGACAGCGCGGCCGATGGCGATGTGCCGGTCAGGATGCCGGCGAACGCCATCGATCCCTCGCTGGTCTGCGCCGCCGCGGCGCCGAGCGGCTGGGTGCAGAGCTTGAAGGTGTTGGTGCCGAGCGCACGATTGCCGATGCCGGCTTGCGTCACGCTCTGGTTGTCGGTCATCGCATAGACCGACACATTGCCTCCCTGCGCCCACGATATCGCATAGAAGCCCCAGGCATTCGCTGCCCCGCCGGTCAGGTTGATCACTATCTGGCCCGACATCATGCCGGCGACGTAGGTGGTGAACTGATTGGCGTAGTTGTAGATATACGTGTAGACGCCGTTGGGAACCGAGCAATCGATCATCGGGTGCGCAGCGCGCCCCGCACCCCCAGCCTGCCCCGGCGCCTTGGATACGCACATGATCGTGCCGTTCGTCGCATCGGCGATGCCGGTCTCGAACCCGATCCCCTGGCCGTAGCAATCGACCCAGCTTTCGCGATAGACCGGCCCCGAGGCCACGCTCGCACCGCCCGCCAGTTCAGCCAACGCGGCACCGTTGATCAGGTTGATCGTCGGCCCGGCCCTGCGCGGGAAGCACCACAGCTTCGCATCCGGCATCGCCGGCAACCGCAGACCGGTCGGGTTGGCAGCGAAGTTCGCGCCGCTGATGATCGATGAGGTCGGAGGAACGAGCGCCATCCGTCAGACCTCCAGCATCTGACGCAGTTTCCGCACAAAGGCGTCGGTGAACAGCGCCTGCCCCTCGTCGTTCGGATGGATGCCGAGCCCGCCGCTGCTGAGGCCGGGCTGCTGGCGGTTGGGGACCTGACCGGTGCCGATCAGCGAGTCCCACTCCATGAACACCATGCCGGCGCGCTCAGCGATCTTGCCTCTGGTGATCGCCGAGATGCGTGGCGCGTCGGTATCGGCGGTGGTGTCCTGCGACGGGCAGCCGGCCATCAGGATCGGCACCCCGCCGTACCGCTCGACGAAGATGCAGGTGTCCATCGCGTCGCGGAAGATCGTGTCTGCGGTGGCCTGATTGTAGTTCGGTGCCTCGGGCACGTTGCGCGACCAGCACTGCACCAGGCAGGCATTGGGCTTGACCAACGGCATGATCTGCTTGGCGTTGACGAACATATCGGCGGCGGCCGCGCCGTTCCAGGTATTCCAGAAGCCGATCGGCACCTTCGTCAGCTCGCTCAGGGCCATGATCGCGTGCTGCCCCCAGCCGGCGCCGAGATAGCCGCCGGTGCCGTGCGCGATCGAATCGCCCACCGTCATCAGGGTCACGCCGCGGCCGTTGCGCAGCATGTACTGGATGGCATAGGGCGCGACGAACGCCTCGGCGTTGACCGGCGGTGTTCCGGTGAAGCCGCCGTAGTTGGTGGTGAAGTCGCCGGCCTGGGTCGCGACGTTGAAATAGCGCCCGGTCATCGTGCCGGGCGGCGCGGTGGCGCTGCCGGTGCCGCCGCCGCCGATCGACACGAGGCGCGGGCGCGGCCCCATCAGACGGGCATAGACGAACAGCAAGGGGAACTTGCCGCCGTCGCTGCGCGGCAGCGAGCGCACGTTGACCCAATCGGAGGGGAACAGCTGGTAATGCACGCCGATATAGCCGGGCGGAACCCAGCCGGCCGGGATGGTGAAGCTGGTCGTCGTGCCACTGTTCTGCGCGTAGTGCGGCAGGTCTTGGCCGTTATTGTTCCACGTCACCTGGGTGCCGGGAATGATGTTGCCATCGGCATCGGTCGGATGCACCTGATCGCCGAGCTGCGCCGCCGGTGCCACGGTGACGGATGGGATCTGATAACCCTCGGCGCGGTCGTTGAAGAACAGCAGCCGAACCCAGTCGAAGTCGGCCTCCATCGTCCACACCGAGGCGTAGGTGTTGCCGACCGTCGCCGGCACCGATGGGAGCCCGCCATTGGTCGGTGCGGTGACCGACATCATGTAGCCCGGCCGGATGCGGTTGACCGCCATGCGCGCCGCGGCGCGCGGCGGCTCGATGACGGAGCCGCGCGACGAGACGATGCGGCCGATGTTCCCGACGCTGTCCTCCTCCGCGTAGGGGTACATCGGCAGCAGGTTGCTCTGTGGTGCAATGGAGGTGCCGCCGATCGGCAGTGCCTGGTTCAGCGCGAGGTTGTCGATCGACGCGCTGCGAAAATACGTCTTGCCCCACGACAGCGTGCCATCCTGTTCGACCCGGCCTGCGGTGTTGCCCAGGCCGTCGTCGTAACCAAGCTCGGTCACAGGCACCGATGGGCCGGCTAGCCCCGGGCCAGCGGTGAAGAAGCGGACGAAGCCAAGGTCGAGCCAGTTGGTGATGGTCTCGGTCGTCGCGGTGAGCGTCGGAATGGTCGCGATGTCTAACAGCGCCTTGTGCCACCACAGCGTGCCGTCGGTGTTCAGCTGACCAGCATACGACCCGGTGGGATCCTCGAAGGTCTGCAACGGCAACTGGGTAACCGAGGGGCCGAACAGCGTTGCGGTCTCATCGGCCCACTTCGCGAACGTAGTGCCGAAGCTGGCTAGCGTTGCAGTGCCTCCGGTGATCGCCACTGCGGTCGCATTCTGGCTCGCCATCGAGCCGAACCCGGACGAGATCTGCACGCGCTGCCATGCGACGGTGTTATCGACGATCCAATCTCCGGCAACCCAGATGGTATTGCCATCAATGTTGACCGAGGTCCCATTGCGGTAGACCACGTAGTAGTCGCCTCTGCCGGCACCGGCCCCGCCCGAGGCAAGAGGCGGCTGGTTGGTGACCGGGTCCCAGACACCGAGATAGCGCAGCGTGCCGGTGGCAACGGCAGGGAGCTGCGTGCCGGGGATGATACCGAACTGATCGAGCGTTGCGACGCCGTTGGCGACGCCGCGCTGGGTCAGCGGGATGTAGTTGGCGATCGACGCGGAGATCGAAATGGCGACCTGGGTATCGCTCTGATAGTTGGCTGGGTTCGACGCGGCATAGCGTGATGTGTCGCTGGGATGGGCATGATCCTCGCGCGAGAAGTTCAGCGCGGTGCCGACCCTGGCAATGCCATCCATCAATGGCAGGAGGGTGCCGGCAATGGTCGTATCGGACGGATGGACGTGGTCCTCGCGGGCGTATTGCGTGGACACACCGACCGCGGCAATGCCGTCCATCAGCGGCAGCAGGTCGCCCTGCAGGTTGCCCAGGTCCTCATGTATGGAACTGGCGAGATTATCGACGGAGATCTGCAAAGCGACGATTTCGTCATGTGCCGCCTGCCAGTTCGCACGCTCCTTTTCAGTGCTCGGATGGCGCGCGATCGGCACCGTGACATCGATGTTCGAGGCCATGGGTCCCCCGTCAGCGTTTCAGGCAGATCGCAGCGATGGTGTAGTTACCAGCCGCAGCGCCCAGTGCGTTCGTCAGGCGGTATCCGAACGTGCCGCTGCCGGGATAGTCCATCACCATGAACGGCACGATCGGCACGTTGACGTTGCTGCCACCAATGGAATAGTCGAAATTCATCGTGTTGATCTGCACGCCGTTGCGTTCGACCCACTGAACAAAGCCTGGATACGACGCGGTGAGTGTGCCCCAGACCAGCACCGGAGAGCCGTCCGTGGTGACATAGATCTGGCTGCCGCTGAGGCTGCTGAAGGTGCCAGCAGCCACACTGGAAACCGCATTGAACGCGATGTTGTTGGTGCCGACCTCCAGCTGACCGATCTGCGCATGGCCGATGACGGCGGTGCCGATCTGCGCGCTGCGGGTCAGCTGGAAGTCAGCGGCGAGATGCGTCGCCTTGATGGCCTCGGCGGCGATCTCGGTGGCGCCGATCGCGCCGGCGGCCACCTTGCCGAGAATGACCGACTGCGCCGCCAGCTTGTCGGATGAGATGGACAGTGCCGCGACCTTGTCGGCGGTCACCGCACCGGAGGAGATCTGCAGCGCCTGCACCGCGCCGGCGGCGATGTTGCCAGCAAGCACCGCGGCCGCTGCCAGCTTCGGCGTGGTGATGGCGCTATCGCTGATCTGCGTCTCGGTGATCTGCCCGGTGATCTTCACCGCGTCGATCGCCGCGATCTGCGCGGCCTGGATGGTGCCCTTGATCGCCACGAAGTCGATGAACGGGATCCAGCTCCCGTTGGTCATCTGGTAGAGCTGCGAGTCGACCTCGTTGAAGGCGATGTCGCCTTCCTCGCCTGGATCGCCCAGGCTCGTGATCAGCATCACCGGCTTGATCGACTGCGCGAACTTGGCCGTATTGATGATGCCATCCTCGAGGTCGTCGGCCACCAGCAGCGTCGTCTTGGCGGAGACCTGGTTCGAGAAGTCGCCCGCCACATCGGTGAGTGCGATGTCGCGCACGCGATACCACCACGTCGTGTCGGGATAGAGCACATCGCTGTCGGCATCCACGAACGCCGTGCCCTTGGCATAGGCGATGGTGGAGAAGCTGCCAGGCGACGTTCCGGGCGCCCGCTGGACCTCGGTGTACTTGATGTCGCGGCGCGGGCTGTTCTGCCAGTTCAGGAACACCCGGCGCGTGCCGCCGACCGCGGTCAGTCCGAGCGGAGCCGGTGGCGGATCGACCTTGCCATCCACCAGCACCGCGTCGGCCGAGACCCAGATCGACACGCCGCCGAAAGATGAGACCGAGCGAACCGAGAACACGTAGTGGTCGGGCGCCAGGTTATCGATGTCGAGGCCGACACCGTCCGCCTGGATGATGTTGTAGTAGGTCGCGTTCTGGACGAGGACCTGGAAGAAGGCGACGCGCGGATCGTAGGGCGGCTGCCAGGAGACGGTGACGCGCAGGATCTGTGTGGCCCCGACCCCGGTCATGTAGTCGCGGGCCGAGACATTCGTCGGTGGGCTGATCGCTGCGTCCAGCAGCTCGGGCAGGTGCGAGAAGATCTGCGGCGGGAACAGGATGTCCTTCTCGATGTAGTCGAACTTGGCGGAGTTGTATTCGACCGCGGTCACCTGGTAGCGGCCGGTCTCCGGCTGGGCCACTGAGACGACCTGGAACATGCGCGGGCTGATCGTGTTGTCGAGCAGGATCCATTCGGCGTTCGCGGTCGGCTGCTGCGGCAGCGGCGTGTAGAGCTGGATCGCCGAATGATCGCCGAGATCGATGATCTGCTGCGGCATGATGGTCTGCCCGGCCACGCTGTCGTCCGGCATCACCACGGTCAGCGTGTAGCTTGAACCCAGCGTGGCGCTCACCTTGCCGTCCAGCTGCAGCACGGTCGTGGTCGACTCCTGCTGCAGACGACCGCCGGAGCGCAGGCCGACATAGAGCGGGTCATGCTGCTGGAACAGATCGCCCGGCCGCATGTTCATGTTGTACAGCGAGGCGTCGAAGTTGACCGTCTCGGTCTGCTGCGTTTCCGAGTAGAGCAGCCACTTGCCGAGACGCCGGGCCAGTGATCGCGACGTGCAGCCCCAGGCCGTCAGATCGGTGGCGATCACGCCGCGCCGGGCCACATCGTCGGTCAGCTCGACGGTCTCCGGTGTCGGCTGGAACTTGTTCGCCGGATCGCGCCACATGACGCGGACGACATTGTGCCGGGTCTTGAGCGAGGTGCCTTCGTAGTTGAAGTCACCGTCGATCACGTTGGCCTGGTTGATCAGCTTCACTGGGTTCTTGGGCATGTCGTTCACCACGACGACTTGCCCCGCGCCCCAATAGGTCATGCCGCGAAACGCGGAGACCATGGTCTGCAGCATCGTGTAGGCCTCGGCCTGGTCGGTGACGTTCGCGTTCACCGTGTAGCGGGGCTCAAACCCGCCATAGCCGTCTGGCACAATCTCATCGCAGTACTGGCTGATGACGTAGAGATCAGCCTTGGTCACCTCCATCGAATTGCTCGGGATCGCGCAGCCGTAGCGCGGGTGGCTCAGCATGTCGTAGAGCGCCCAGGCCGGGTTCGACGTCACCGCGTTCTTGAAGGTCACGGTGTCCCATGTGCCACCGACCGTCCCTGGTCCGCTGGACGCATAGGTGCGGTTCACCGGGTCGTAGTTCGCCGGCACCTGCACCAGCCGCCCGTAGATCTCGTAGGTGCGCGCCGGGATGGTGGTGCCGAAGGCCTCGGCATCGAAGGTGAGCGCGATATAGGCGGTGTCAGGGTATTCCAGCCGATGATCGTCGATGACGGTGATCAGCTCGAAGAACAGGTCATTCTGGATGTTCTGGTCGGTGCTGTCCGCATTGTTGCGGGTCACCCGCACGTCCCAGGTGTTCGCGCCATCGCTGATCCGCGGCAGGTCGAAGCGATAGCTGGTCTCGTACGGCGAGGTGCATTTGCCGGTGATGTCGTAGCGGTTGATGTTGACCCAATCGCCGATCCAGCCGTTGTCGCCCTGCTTGGATGGCCGGACATCGATGCCGAACTGGACGAAGTAGGGGTACTGGTCGCCGGTCGAAGCGATGGCCTGGAACAGCGCCGGGATCTTCAGCGTGACGCGGGCGGCCGTGGCGGTCTGGCTGCTGATCGTCTGAGTGATCGGCCCCAGGCGCTGCGTGACCTGGACGTTGACGTTGATCGTCTCCTCGGACGCGGAGTAGCCGGCAACGAAGTCCTGCGTCGGATAGCCGTAGCGGATCTCCCACGACACCCCGTTGAAGTTCATGGAGCCGTCGGGCGCCATCAGCGGCGTGTCATCGAAGAAGATCGACTTCGGCCCATCGACAAGGCCCTGGATCGGGCCTTCGCCCAGCATGTCGATGATGCGGACGGTCGCCTTGCTGCGCAACGTGTTCGGATAGACGTGCGGCTTGGTATTCCAATAGACCTGCGGGTTGAACACGTCGCCCGGGATCGCCGAGGCCTCGTAGCCCACGGATATGACGACGCTGCCGACCCTGACGCGGCCATACTGCACCGGCACCGGCACGCCCTGCTGCTGGACGTTGAGCTGCCCGCCCAGCAGGAAGGACTGCGTGTTGCTTTCCGCCGCCGAGGTCGAGCCCTGCGGCTGCGGCGACAGCATCATGGTGATGCCGCCCAGGATCATCGAGGCGCCGAACACCGCGACGGTCGTGGCGACCTGCGCGCCGAAGATGGTCCCGACGGAGAAGCCGAGTGCGCCCAGTGTCGCCGGGAACGCGAATGCCGCCACCACCAGCAGCACGCCGATGATGATCTTGCCCGCCCCGCCGCGCTTGGCGCCCTTGGCGACCGGGAAGATGTGCATCTCGCCCGAGGGCGGCAGGCGCATCTGGAGACCGCGCAGATCGAGGTCAATGCCGCGCTTCGGCGAGCCGCGCACAACGCGGTAATCGCCTTCCTCCAGCATCGCGCGGAAGCCAGGCTTGAGGATGCAGAGCACGGCGATCGCGTTGGCCGGCGTCGAGGCGCCCACGGTCAGCTCGGGCCCGAACTTGCGGCGCAGCTTGCCGTGCAGCACCACGCGGGCCGTGCGGTCGATCAGGTGAACCGGGAAGCCGACCGCATCAAGCACTGTAGCGCATCCAGTCGGACATGAAGCGCAGCCAGATCACGACTGGCGTCTCGACGGAGAGGCGGTCGCGCAGGTGGTGCAGGATCTTGCCCTCGCCGATGTAGACACCGCTGTGGTTCGGCTGCGTTGACCGGACGGCAGCCAGGAACACATCGCCGACCTCCGGCTGGGTGCGATCAGCGGGCCGGAACCCGGCGGTGATCAGGTTGTCGTGGTAGCTGACGCCGGGCTTCAGCCAGTAGTTGTCCTCGCGCGGGAACTCCGGCAGGCGGATCGAACGCTCCATCCAGTAGTAGTCGCGCACCAGGGCGGCGCAGTCGCCGCAACCATCCGTGCCACTCGGACCCCAGCGGAACGGCCGACCGATGAGAGGCGGCGGCTGCAGCGCGTCCGACCAGTAGAAGGTCGGATCAGCGGCCTCATGCGTGCAGCTGATGATGCCCCAGGGGATGTCCATGCTGATCTGCCGCCGCATATCGCCGGCGGATGGCTCGCGTGGCCCGTCCGGATGCGAGTGCACCAGTGCCAGCGCGGTCCCTGCCTCGATGTAGGACCGCATCTGTTCGTCGCAGTCGAAGCTCTCCTCGGGATCCACGGCCATGTTCACCAGCGGCTCGTAGCCCTCGGCGGTGACCACGCCGCAGGCCTCGCGCGGGTAGTCGTGCATCGCATGGATGCGAATGGCCTGCTCGACGTCGTAGCCGAACATCAGGCGCGGACTTCAGCCACGCCGGGGAAGCTGCGGATGGGCAGCAGCGGGTTGCCGAAGTTCGGCAGCAGCGAGTTGCCGAACCGGATCGTGCAGTCATGCTCCTTCTTGCCGCAGAGGTCCTTCGACGGGTCGGTGGTCGCGTTGCCGACACCGTCGAAGAACAGGCCGCCGGTGTAGGGGCAGGTGCCATAGACGAAGTGCCCGCCGCCCACGGTGCTCCACTGCCGGTATGTGTGGTCGCAGTGGTTCCGCAGCACGATCCGCTTCGGCAAGGCGATGCCCTGCTGGTCGAGGCCTGCAGCCAACTCGAACTCGATGATGTGCTTGTTGTGGGCTGACTTGCGATCGACCACGAAAATGTCCGGCTCGAAGATCGCGCTCGGGTCGGCGTTCGGCTCGCCATCGAGGCAGCTTTTGAATGTCTGCACCCGCTTGACCTGCGCACCGACGATGTCGCCGAACTGGATCACGAGCGCCGCGGCGAGGCCTCCAAGGTTGGATACGCGGAGCTTCGGACGCGGCAGCTTGCCCTGGCCCGACCATTCGTGGCCGGTCAGCTCGATCGGCGCCGGGACATATTCGACGCCGCCGAACAGCACCGAGCCCACGGACTCGAGTAGATAGGCGGCACCGGTCTGCGGCACGTAGGGCAGGGCTGATGCCAGGCCGACCGTGGTCACGGTCTGTCCGCCAACAACGGTGCTGCCGAAGCCCGTCACGGTGATCGGCGCGGCGAATGAGCCGTCCAGGTTCGCCGCCTGCGCCTGATACTTGAGCGCGCTGTTGCGGAGGTTCACCGCCTTGTCGAGCACCAGGGTCGTTGCGGTGGATCCGGCGCTCAGCACGCCATCGTCGCGGTAGTTCAGCACACCGGGCGTCCAGCGGTAGATATTGCCGGTGCCCTGCTCGCCGTAGATGTTCGTCAGCGCAGTGGTGTCGAGTTCCCACAGTTCCACGACCGGATCAGGGTCGAGTTCCTGGGCCATGCGCAGCACGGTGTCGCTCATGGTCGGAGACGTTCCTCGAAAGTCGCTTGGATGGTGTCGAAGTCATAGTCGGACTGGCGCGACCACTCGATTGCCTCCCAGATGCGCGGCGCGCTCTCGCGCGGCATGGTCCAGAGGAACCAGATGGCGAGATGCGCGCGCAGGAAGAACAGCAGCGCGTCGGCGTCGGACGGGTGCAGCTGCCAGGTCGCCTGATAGCTGATCAGCGAGAGGTTGATGCCGTCGGGACGGTCGAAGGTGGCGTCACCGTGGAAGTGGTTGGTGAGGATGCGCGGCTTTTCCTGCTGGCCGGCTGACGAGACCAGCGGAGGCATTGCGACAACGAGGGTGTCCAAGATCAGCGCCCGAACAGGTCGCCGCCCGGACGTTTCTCATCGACGATCGTGCGGCGCGCTGCATCATGGATCGCGCCCTCGATCTGCTTCTGCATCGCGGCCAGGGCGGCAGGATCCAACTTGCCGTTCGGCCCAGCGGCGTTGCCGTTGATGGTGATCGGCGCATGCACCACGACTGCGGTATCGCCACCGCCGCGGATGCCGAGATCGCCGCTCGGGCCACGCACCAGGGGAATGACGGCCTCGGGACCGGCCTCGCCCATCATGCCGCCCTGCGCGTAGGCACGGAACAGCGTCGGATTGCTGATGATCTGGTTCGAGAAGGCGCCGATGCCGGGGAGGTTCATCATCGACGGCAGGCCAGGAACAATGCCGCCTTGAGCGAGGAACGAGGCTGCCTGGGCGGCAGTCGCAGGCCCGATGTTGACGACAGCCTGGCCGGTCAGTTCTCCGATGAAGTTCGTCCCGGCATTGCTCAGGTTGTTGAATATGTTGCCACCGCCACCGCCTACTGCGCCGAGCACGCTGCCGATGGTCGGGCGCGTGCCGCTGCCGGGAAACAGGCTGTTGAGCAGCGGGTTGATGATCGCCAGCTTGATCACCTCCTGGATGATCTGCTGGACGACCGTCTTCATCACCGACTGGAAGGTGACCGCTGCATCCTTGCCGCTGAGGAAGGCCTGCGCGATGGAATTGCCAATCGTGTCGAAGGCCTGGCTCGTCGCGTTGGCCAGTTCGTCATAGGAAGCCTTGAGTTCGGAGTTCGCGACAGCGGCGGCCGCGATGTCACCCTGGAGCTTGATGTATTCCTGGCCCAGCTTGCTCGTGACGTCCTTGTTCTCGTTCATCAACTGGTTGGTCGCCTGGAGCTCAGCGTTGCTGCGAGCCTGATCCTGCGGCGATAGACCGATATTGGCGGCCTGTTGCCCCAGCAGGCCGAGCTGCTGGCGCTGCTGGATGACGACGGGTTGCAGGGCCAACGTGTTGCGGAGCTTGACCTGCTTATCCAGTTCCGCCGTCAGGGCTTCGACCTGCTGCTTCTCCTCTGCGCTGCCATGTGCGGCGGTCGCGCGCACCTGGACGCGGGCCTTCTCCAGATTGAGCAGATGCGATTGCACGGCCGCGTAGGAGCCGTACGTATCCATCAGCTTGCCGAGCGCAGCTTCCTGTTCCTCCAGGGACGCGGTCTCACGCTGGGCTGACTCCAGCCCGACCTTCGCCTGCGAATTCAGCTGCGCGCGCACCGCCGCCATCTTCGCAGCCGCGGCCTCCTCGGACATCGGATGCAGTGGGTTCTCGGAGCGTTGCCGGTCGATCTCCAGCTGCGTCTCAAGCAGCTTCCGGTCGGCTTCCCCGAGCACACCGGCTGCTTTCGCCTGGTCCATCAGCGCCTGGGTCTGCTGCCGCGTCGGATCGACCGCGTTCTTGATGGCGATCGCGTTCTGCTCCATCTGCTGCGCGATACGCGCTTCACCCGGGGCGTCGCCGGCCCGCACAGCAGCCTCGCGCGCAGCCTCAAGCTGGTTCTGTAGGTTGACCAATTCGGTGATCTGCGCGCGCTGCTTGTCGAATGCCGCGCTAGCTGCCGCGCCCTCCTTGGCCAATTCCTCGAAGCTCTTGCCCGGCACCGTCGGCGCGGCCCCCCGGACAGTGAGCGTCTGCGCCGGCCCCAACGGCCCGCCGCCTCCGACATCGGAGGTGAATTGGCGGCCGCGGCTTTCCCCGGCGAGCATCTGGAGTGCCAGCGTGGTCAACCAGCTGGGCCAGCCGTAGATGCCGGCGATGTAGGCGACGCCGCCTTTGATGTCGGTCGGCAGCGCTCCGGTGTTCATGTTGGCGAGCTGGCCCATCTTCACATCGAGCCTGGCCTGGGACGCGGGGCTCGAACCGAAACCACCATAGGCCGCCTCGATCTCGCGCGGCGTGGTCGCGCCCAACTCGCTGAACAGCTTCTGGATGTAGGCGAGGCTGGCGATGAGGTTCGTGCCGGCGCTGAAGTCGATATAGCCTTTCGGGAAGCCCATACCTTCCGCGGTCGAGGGCAGGATCTGACCGACACCATGCCCTTGTAGCCACGGTCTATCGGCGCGGCTCTCATCGAGCAGGACAGAGGCGCCCGGCCCCGGCCCCGTGAACAGACCTGGGAACCGCTTCATCAGTTCCTCTTGCTGCACGTTGAAGGCGCCGCCGGGCATGTGCGAGCGGGGATCAAGTTCAAAGGATGGCGAACCTACCAGCCCTGATTGGTCCTTCTGGATCGCTTCGCGGGCGTCCTGGAACGCTTTCACCACGCGAGCCAGCGCGTTGATGATGTCGGCGGCCACCTGCGTCAGAGACTCGCCCACTTCCTGCGCCCAGGTCTTGCCGCTCTCGTTGGTCTTGGTCATCTCTTTCGAGAGGTTCTCGAACGCCTTCTGCAGCGGCGTGACGCCGGTGCTTTCTGCGGTCTTGGCGATGTCGGCGAGCTTCTGCAGGATCAGCGATGTCGCACCGGCACGGTCGCCCGTCTGCGCCATTTCCAGAGCTAGGCTGAGCGTCGCCGCATCGAACGCCTTGAAGCGGTCAGCGGCCTCCTGCGCTGCCTTGGCGGGATCCTTGAACGCATCGGAGGTGAGCTTGATCGCGGCCTGCAGGTCGCCGCCCATCGCCTTCTGCAAGTTCACAGCCATCGTGGTCAGTGATTCAAGGTCGGTCTCGGACACCTGACGGATCGCAGCGAAGGCGCTGGCGATCTTGCGGGCATCCTCGGACGAGGCAGTGGTGGCTGCGGCGACCCTCAGCGTGACGAGGTCAACGGCCTTCGCCATGTCGGCATAGTCATCGCGCGTCGCCGACAGCGAGGCGCGCAGCGCGGCCTGCTGCCGCAGATGCTCCTCGCCGATAACCAGCAGCGCCGTCAGCGCCGCGCCAACAGCAGCGATCCCGGCCGTGATCTGCACCCAAGCGGGCAGCGCACGAATGAAGTTGACGAACCCAGCCCCCAATTCCCTCAACGACGTGCCGGACGAGATCATCACGTCGGCGACCTGATGACCCTGCTGGATCAGCGTCATTATGATCGGCTGACCTGTGGCGAACCCCTGGAAGGTCTGGATCGCCTGGACGCCCAGCTGCCGCATCGCGAACTGCTGCTGCCCGGTCGTCTTGGTGAGATCGGAGAGACTTCGGTTCAAGTTGCCGACGGCGCTCCCGCTGCCCCCGGTTGGATCACGCTCCTGGAACGTCTGCAGCAGGTCGGCGGAGGCCTTCAGCCGTTGTGCCGTGGTGGCAGAGGCATCCACCATGCCCATGACCGCCTGCTTGGCGGCGTTGGCTGCCGGGCCGACGAGATTGAACTGCTTGACCAGGTTCTCGATCATGCCGGCGGACTGACCGAGCTTGTCGCGACCGTCCGCAACCGCCCGCATGATGTTCAGGTAAGCGGTGGCGAAGGCCGTGGCCTCCTTCTGGCCTTCGATCAGCTTGTTCTTCATGGCATCGAACGCGGCGCTGCTGCCAAGGAGTGCGCGCTGGATCTGCGCCGCGTTCTGCGTCACGGACGCAGAAACCTGCTGCATCCCCTCCTTGAAGCCGGAGGGGTCAAGCCCAGACGAGATGATGGTCCGCTTCTCGACGTCCACTACGGCTTACCTTGCTGCTGCTTCTGCCACTGGCGGCGCTGTTCCGAGGCCTCCGCTGCGGAGGCGAGATACAGCGCGTCGATCGTCATCAGCAGCCGCACCTCTGGCGCGGTGATGATGCTGCCGGTGAGCCCGGACCAGGCCTCGATCTCGCGATAGGTGAGCGGGTTGGGCGCCCAGCCATTCGAGCCGCGCACCCCACTGAGTTCACAGAACCAGCGCCACAGGTAGGCGAGTTCCAGAGGGCATTCGTGATCGCGAAGCTCGAAGGGAATGCGCCCACTCTGCCGGGCGAACGACTCAAGCTCGTCGCGGTAGGTGCCGTTGCCGTTCGGCATCGGCCGCCCGAGCTTAAATTCGTTCTCGGCAAACTCTATGAAGTAGGAGACGGACTCGGTTGGAAGTTTCCCAGGTCATTGACCCACGTCGCCCACTGATCGCGCAGCCACTTCGTGTCGGTGAACAGCTCGATCGCGTTCTGCTCGCTCCACGGCTCATCGATCGGCGTGCCATCCAGCAGCGCCAGGTTCCAGCCGGTCGTCAGCTTGCCCAGCTTCTCGACCACGCCTTCATCGAGGTCCCTGGCCGACATGCGCGGCACGCGCCTCCGCAGCGCCTTGGTGGTCTGCTCACGGTCGATCTCCTGACCGCGCTTGCTCTGCGATGCGTAGCCTTCGATCCAGCACTCCTCGCCGGTGTCCTCCCGCTTCAGCGGCTCCGCGGTGTAGGGATGCAGCACCGTCATCCGGACCGCGTTTTCCGCCAGGCTCAGGCCCGCAAACTTACCTGCCATGTCTCGTCCCTGCCGATGGGTGAGGGGCGACGTTCGGCACCGCCGCCCCTCTCTCCGGTGCGCGCCGAAGCGCTATCCCTGCCGAGGGATCTCGCCTACGCCTCTGTGTCGGCGATCTGGATCGTGGTCGCTGGCATACCGGCCGCCGAGCCGATGTATTTCAGCGCTTGGAGGTTGAACGACACCGACTGCCCGGACTCGCCTGTGATGTTGATCGCCGCCGAGCCCAGCTTCACGCGCGGCATCAGGATGGTCATGGCGGCTGCGTTCGGCTGCGTCGAGCCGGTCATGTAGAGCAGCAGGCTCAACTCGTTCTCGTTCACAAAGTCATCGATCAGGGTCGATGAATCGAGGAAGGACGTGATGGTGCCGGTGAGCGTCGCGCGGCCGAGGAAGATTTCCGCCGGGAAGTTCTGCCCCACCACATCGGCCTCGCTCGGCGCGAGGTTCATGGTCAGGTCGGCCGACGTGATCACGGCGAGCTTGACACCATTGCGCAGCAGCGCGCCCTGCACCGAGGTCATCACTGGCGTCGTCGTTGGCGCGGTCGGCGCGGTGAAGTAGGGACCGCTGACGGGCGAGTATTGCGCCCGGCCCATAACCGAGAATTCGACCGTCGCCATGCCGGTCGCCGGCAACGCGATCCGGTAGCTGCCCATGCGGCATTCCTGGTAGAGCCGTGCGATGTTGAGGTCGGAGTGATAGACCTCGAACCCGAACTTGCGGCGCACGAACCCGGTCGATGGAACGATCGTGGTCTTGCCGGTCTGCACGACGGTGAAGGTCGTGTCCGGCGTGCCGATGTCGGCATAGGGCGCCGGTATGACGGTCAGCGTGCGGTTCGATGTGCCGCCGAACGACTGGATGACGAAGTTGGCGCCATCGTTGGTGGAGGACGTGCCACCGAAGCGGATGATGCCGCCGACCTTAAGGCCGAGCGCAGCAGGATCGCCGCCGGCAAAGGTGAAGGTGCCCGCTGCCTTCGATGCGACGACGGAGGTCAGTGCGGTGTTGTCGAGCGACACTGCCGCTGCCCTGGTGTCGCGATGCACCGCCTCGAACAGGTCCATGTAGGTCGCGGGCGATAGCTCGCCGGCGACGTTGCCTTCGACGTGCTGCACGCCGTGGCGGAAGTCGGTGATCTGGTAGTCGGTGCGGACCTCGGCGCTCTGATAGGTCGCCTTGGCGAGCGCAAGCGTCGATGACACGCGGCGCAATGTCTGCCCACCACTCGCGCCAGGGATCGTGGTGGGATCGTCCAGCGCGTTCGCGGTGATGATGCCAGAGGGATACCCCTTGTACGCGATCCGCGTGCTGACGCCTTCCGAGAGAGGCATGTCTCAAGCTCCCATCATGGGTGAACGGCGTCGCCCTAGCGGCGGCCGGGAACAGGCGGATCAGCGCCGAACGGATCAGCCCAGGAAGCGGTATTCAAAGACCTGGAGGGCGCCACGGACGAACCAGACGCCATTCTCGTCGGGTCCCCAGTCGAAGCCGGACCCTTCGCCGATAAACGACAGATCGGCGCCGTCCCGATCTATCGTGCGGTAGGAGCGGAACACCCGCGTTGCGTCGTCCAGCAGGTCGAGCGCATCGTCCTCATCGCCAAGCAGGATCGACGTGAAGCAGCGCATCATCACGCTGCCAAACTGCACCCGTTGGTTCTGACCAGGACCGCCGCCGAAGGCGATCACCGACTCCCTGCCGAAGTCGATCTCGTTCCTGAAGAAGTGCGGCGTGCCGTTGCCGTCACGGCCGCCACTGACCGGATCAAGTGCCGGGATCACCTCGTTCGCTCGCCATGTCACCTGCACCGTCGCGTTCGGCCAACGCTGGTTCCAGACCTCGACAATGGCATCGCGGATGGTGCGGTAGATGCCGCGCGGCCGGCGGTCCCAGATGGTCGCGCCATCGTCCCAAACGGTCGCACCACCATCCCAAACGGTCGTTACGCTGTCCCAGAAGGACGTATTGCCATCCCACGTAGAGGTGCCCTTGTCCCAGGTGCTCGACATGGGTCACTCCAGTGGCCGGATCAGGATCGACGGGTAGCGGACCGTGGTCTCAAGCTGGCCGCGTCGGGTGCGCGGGGTGCTGGAAACGCGCCATTTGCCACCTTCGAAGTGCCGGGCGTGCATCCCGGCTTTGCTGAGCTGAAACGGGTTCGACAGATCGACATACTGGTACGAGATGATGGCGAGGTCGGAGAACAGCCGCCTCGCCACTATCGCCGTTTCCTCGACAATGTGCGGCGCCACCACCTTGACCCAGGGCCGACCCTGCGAGTCCTTGCCGACCTCCAGCCGGCGCGCATACGGCACTGAGGCGACGAAGCTGACCTCTTTGGTTTCGGTCGTGATGGAGGACATGAGCGATATGGGACCGGAGTTGACCGGCGCGCTGTCGATGTAGGTGAGCAGGCCAGCGATGTAGTTGCCTTCGCGCTTTGGTGACCGCTGCTGCAGGGCGTCCCAAGTGCGAACCGCGACCTCGGGCAGATAGTTCCAGTCGATGATGATGAGGCTGTCGGGCTTGACGGCTGAGAGAGGGGCGTCACGCATACCGTCGATGACAACAGTTGGGATCGGCGCGACGCCGCC